TAAAGATGACTCGATCCATATCGATACCAAAGGACGTAAAGTATCCTTCAGGCGTGCCGAACTCTGAGTCATAGAATAAAAGAACACTATCAGGATACTGCTTCATATATGCAGACGCCATAAGGAGAGAAAAGGCGCTCTTGAAATGCTTTGACGGACCTGCCAATACAGTAAGTCCTGGTGTCAAACCACCATCAACTTTACCTGATAGTGCTACGTTCACCATTGGAACGCTAGTAGGAATCATATCCTTGTGACCATAGATCTTACTGTCTGCAAGAATAGATGTTTCTTTGATTGTAGAATTTTTAATAAGACGTGCAACGAGTGACATATTGTTTCCTTAACATTTACTTTTCAAGCACCCAATTTAACTTATTGTAGTGTATTTCTATATCTTTGTCAATACTAAATTTATTGACAATAGGAGTCATTTTGTAGTTAGGTTTATTTAAATGATAACCGCCGCCAACAAGAAAACCCGTTTTATTCAGTATATCCCAAAAGAAATCAAACATATTATGTATTACATTTTTATGATGTTCTTGCGTATTTGCTATGATGTTGTAGTAAATCAAATCATACGTTTCTGTAATTTTAATTTTAGAAGCATCTATATCAAATAAATTACATTCTATGAGATTAAAATCAACATTAAACAAGTCGCAGTTTTTTAAGAAATTATCTTTTGTATTGTCAATATGATTGTTTCTATAAAATTTGTTGTTGCGGTGTATAAATGGTTCCGACCAGTTATCTATCAAATCTATTTGACTATCAGGAAGAAACAATTTAAAACATAATGCCTCAAATCCTTGTCCGCTTCCTGCTATTAATATTTTACTATTAGGTTTCATAAATTTAGACAAATTAAAAAACAACAAAGCATCATCCCAAGTTCTAAATGATGCTACTGTGTTATAGTAATTTTCTAATTCTTGTATATATTTCTTATCTATTTCTTTATAGAAAAACATTACGAATTTAACTTATCATATAGTCTTTTGATAAATTTGTCAATATCTTTCTCACGATTAGGCCAAACAATATTTGGCTTGTCAGGATTTTTCTTTAAGTTATTAAGTAAAGGCAACACCATATCAACTATATCCTGTGCCTTTGACTGATGCTTTTCAATTGTTGGTTCGAGATCGTCTGAAAATCCAAAGTCCCATTCGTCATCTTTAATGTCTTTAATATTAGCCATTGATTCTTTCCTTCTGTGTTAAGAGACAGGTGATACATGAACATGAAGTAACAGGACATACTGTTGGCTCATCATGCAATTTAAAAGTTCCTTCATATATATTGCCTAGAACTGCTTCTTTGTTTTTTACATCAAAACATCTTTGAATATTTCCATTATGTGATATAGAAAGATGATTATATCCTGCAGAACAATTCCATCCACTAAAATCTAAACCATTACCGTAAAACAAACCCATCTCACTATCAATATTTTTTTCTATTCCTTTATCATCAAATAGAGATATTTTTATCAATTCAGCATCAGAAATATATTTAGATGATCTTTGTATTTCTTCTAATTGATTAAACATCTTGTTAGTAAATTCTTCATGGATTTTTTTACCAACAAAAATTGTTGTGGTATCTTTTTTCTGCGGCGCATTATGCAGGTAAGGTTTCATTTCAAAATATAGACCCTCACTTTCAAATCTATGAAAAAGACCTATACAATAATCTATGTCTTGTTCTGTAGGATTCACAACTTTTCTAATTATAATGCCGACACCTTTTTCTTTTAAATATACTGCTTTTTTTATAAAAAGATCTATATCTGCAAACTCATGGTGAAAACTTGCAACAATAAAACGAGCGTTTGCTCTGTTTGATATCTTTAAAAATTTATCCCACCAAGATAGTGCAGGACTTAGATTTGTGTTAAGTAATAGATTGTTCTTAATACGAGTATCATCATTACAAAAATTCTTTATAACTTTTGGTAGAAATTTATATGCTGTTGGTTCGCCGCCTGTAAATAAGATAGTCAAACTTTCAAATTTTCTTTTGTAGATCTCATCCTTTAAATCATCTATGAATAATGAATAGAAGTTGAAATTTCTAAAAGGATATGTCCCAGAATGAACTGCTGGCCAGCAATAACTACATGAGTAATTACAGAAATTGCCCAAACTAAAATTGACTAGAAAATTCTTGTTGTCTATCATAATATTGCCACCGACCTTGACAATATTTTGTGCTACTTTATTCATCCAAAGAAACTTTCTAAATTGCTTGTCTTCTCGACTTGCCATCCGATAGCATCGAGAATTGTCTTGAGTGGTTCGACAAATGATTTTTCATACTGCAAGTCGTAGTCGATATATCTATCCAAACCAAATTGTCTTGGCAAATCGCCTGGACATGCAATCACGTTCTCCTTCAAAGGATTGGGCATCTTCATATAGCAGAACTTGATCTTGTCACCATTCTTAATTAGAGGATAGCGTGATTCTAGTTTAGAATCCTTGATCAGTTTGTTGTAGAGCAATGCACCACGGACATGGATCGGCGTTGCTTTGATATATATTTCTGTCTTGCTTTGATACTTCTGCGGATGTTTGACACCTCGTGGGAAAGCAACTTCCTCGAAAGGCAACTGTCTAAACTCATACTTGAACTTCTCAATGAATGAGATGACTGTGTCCTCGTCCTTTGTCATAATCAGGTTGAGACACTTCTTAATGTTATCACGGCACGCCTTTGGGGTCGAAGAACGCACTGCCTCGATGCCCGTCATCTTTAACTTTGCTTCTGTATAAGCAACACCTTCATTATTCCAGACATTGAGGATGTAGCGTTTCTTTGCTGTCCAGATTCCTTTGTCAGCAATTGCTTCACGCTTCATGACCATCTTTTGTTGGAAGGCATTAACATATCTGCTAAGAGACTCATAGCAATCAGCAATAAACGGTTCAAACTTATTTTCACAAGCCTTGTCCAAGAACTCGACAATCTCAACAGTCGGTCGTTCTTTAATGCCAAGGTGATTGACCAGTTGGTCAAGCGTAATATACATGCTATCCGTATCGCAAGCAATGACATAATCATAGTCCTTCGTCTTAAATAATTTATTGAGATATCTGTTCATATCACGTTCCATCCATTTGATGGACAACTGACCAGACAGTGTGATTGATTCTGCTAACTTATCATCAAACCATCTGAACCATTCATTGGACAATGCACCATAAGCAGAATTCAACTGAATCTTCTTTGCCAACTGCATGTTGTGATGGCGAGCAATGAGTTTGATATTTTCTTCACAAGGATTTGCCTCTTGCGCTTTCTTTGCCTCGATCATCTTTTCTTTATATACGACTCGGTCGTTATACATCTTGTGCATGAGTTTAGGCAAGAATCCGTCTCGCTCACGCCCGAACATACAACCAGATCCACAGACAGTCACGTTCTGTTCAAACATATAGTTCTTGATTGCAGAATTGTCTAGGTGACCATTGAGGATCTTCATCACACCTTCTTCACCAACGATGTCTGGGAGTTGTCCAACATATGTTTCTGGTGAGATGTTATACTGCATGATGAGATGAGGATATAGTGAGTTCAAGTCGAAAGACACAACCCAATTATACATGCCAGGTTTTGGTTCCTTGACGAACCCGCCAAGGATAGAATGATCCTTACGAATCTTTGTTGGTTGTGGAACAACTACACGCTGGTTGATGAGATAGTTATGAATGATAACATCCCACAACTTCACAGAAGTGAAGGCATCTTGATAGTTAACCTTAGCATCATAGGCAATCGCATATACCTGTTCAATGAACTTCAGTTTATCATCAAGTCGATCAACTAGATCAACGTCTCGGATGTTGTATTCAACAAACTTCTGAAAGTCACGCTTATACAGATCAAACAAAGAATCATACTCTGAATAATCCATCTTGCGCTCGCCTAGTTCAACAGAACAGATATGGTCGAGGCGATATGATTCCTGGTTCGAGAATGAAAACTTCTTGTAGAGCGGCATGTAGTCAAGGATTGTAATTCCTACAGGAATATATCCTTTCTGCGTCTGTGTCCCAATCAACACTTCACGTTCTTCGAGCATGTTCCATGGCGACAACTTCTTTGCCATCTCAACACCCATGAGGCGCTTGATACGGTTGACGATATACGGAATATCGAAGAACTCAACGTTCCATCCCGTGATAACATCTGCATCAATTGAACGCCAGATATCTAAGAACTTTGTGAGGAGAGTAACTTCATCCTTGCATTTTGAATATCTAATGTTAGGATTGCAAGATTCATAGTCGCCACAACCAAGTGCCCAATACTTGCTGCCAAACTTCATAGTGATTGCTGTAATTTCTTTGTCCGCAGATTCGATTGACGGGAATCCTTCGTCTGCGGCAACTTCTATGTCAATATTAAGTTTAGAAATAAGTGATACATCATAGTCAATATCACCGGGATAATAATCATTGATAAAAGGATACAGATGATTAGTGAACCCGAAGATGTCAAACCCATCAACATCCGTATAACGCTTAACAAAATCCCGAGCGTCAGAAGGGGAAGCAAAATCGATACGATCAACTGGGCGTCCTTGTAGTGTATGCCATGGCGACTCACCTGTCTTTGAATTCAAGAATAGGTAAGGTTTACATGGAATAGATTGATGGATACGCTTGCCGTTCTCGTAACCACGAAGCAAGACGTTGTTGAAATGTAGTTGTGCGGATGTATAAAATTTTGTCATGTTGTATACTAACATCCTTTGTATAATAAATCAACTTAAAAATAATGGGGGGATTGCTCCCCCCAGGTATCTTAGTAGTATTCGTTCACTTTAGATTTTGCTCAGTGAATGTTTACGAGCAATATATTCAATATCACAGCGAGCAATACCTAGATCATATAGATCACGGTTTGTCAAATGATTGAGTTCATATACTGTCTTACGATACTCAAAGTATCTCTTCAAGTATCTTTGGACATTTGCTAAGATTGTAAGCAACATTATTCTTTTCCTTCTGCTAGAAATTCTTTTTTTGCAGGAGGAGATGTTTCTGACTGTGGATCATTTATCACAATCTTCTTTGGTTTCTTATGCTCTGGAATAATATTTTCCAACCAAACCTTAAGCATGCCATTCATTAGTTCAGCATTCTTAATCTCGATTGAGTCAGCAATATTAAAGTGACGAGTAAAAGAACGGTCAGCAATACCCTTGTAAAGATAAGCGCCACTTGCATCATCTGTTGATGTTGTTTCACCAGCGATTGTCAAAGTGCCATTAGCAATTTCAATATTCAAGTTTTGCTTACCAAAACCTGCAACTGCCATTTCGATAACATACTTGTTATCATCTACTTTAGCAATATTGTAGGGCGGGTAGTTCGGGATTGCTTTGGCAAGTGCAGTATGTGCGTCTGCCATACGCTTAATCATGCCATCATATCCAACAAAGTATTTGTCGAATTTAGTCATATCTCCGAAAAGATGATTGTGATCAATTTTAAAAGTAGTCATATAGACCTCCTATTAAGCAAGGTTGATTTAGGATTAGTTATAAATATGTAGTCCCAAAAGGCAACTACATAAATATATATATGATATTTTCCTTTATTATGCAACCAAAAACGTATAGCTGATAGAGAAAAATAACATGGCTGAAGATACTAACTCAGAACACTGGTTAACATCAAAATGGCGTCCAGCAATGGGCTGGATGTATATGGTTGTCTGCACGATGGATATGGTTGTCTTTCCAATCATATGGTCGATTGCTCAGGTGATCACCAAGCAACCAATCACTCAGTGGGACCCATTAACTCTAAGAGGTGCAGGTCTGTTCCATATGGCAATGGGTGCTGTTTTAGGGATTGCTGCATTTGGTAGAACTCAAGAGAAAGTTGCTGGGGCGTCTGTTGTGACAGTTCCACCACCTTCAAGTCCTTCAACTCCTGACGTAAGTCCTCAACCTGTTTCTGTAGCAACATCAATTGCTTCTGTGTCCACTGAAGTTCAACCTGTAGTTTCTTCAACTCCTGATCCAACAGAACCTCCTCTAGTGTCATCTAAGATGGCAGAACGCATGGCACGCTTTAAGAAATCATAATGATTTGTGATTTTTAAGATTACTATTTGAGTCAACAAGATTTGCGGCAAACATCCTTGCCGCAAATTCCCATGAATATTTTGTTGCATGATCTACACAATCTTGTCTGTTCAACCTCATTGCTTTTGATACAGCATTTCCTAAATTTTCATCCATCACACCTGTCTTGTGTGTTAAGATATCCTTTGGTCCTGTCACATTATAAGCAGCAACAGGTGTGCCGCAAGCAAGTGCTTCAATGATGACTAATCCGAAAGTATCTGCTTTGCTAGGAAAAACGAAGACATCTGCATCTTTATAATACTGTGCAAGCTCTTTACCTTTTTTATATCCAACAAATTCTACTTTCTTATAAAGATCTTTTAGACGTTCTAGATCAGGCCCATCACCAACAACAACTTTCTTAAACTGTGTTGAGTTGACATTAATTCTTAAGAAATCTTCAATACTCTTTTCCTTAGATACACGACCCACATAAAGCATCGTCTTTATAAATTTACTGTGATCTAATGATGGCGTAAACTGCTCAAGATCAACACCTCGTGTCCACTTAACAAGATTCTTGAATCCACGTTCTGCTAATTCTTTTTCTAAAGATTCTGTTGCAACCATCACACCAGAACTTGCAGAATGAAACCATTTAAAATACCAGTATGTCATCCATGTAGGTATCTTGAAATAAGCATGAAGGAATTCAGGAAATTTTGTGTGGTAAGATGTTGTGAACTTCTTGTTGTTCTTGAGGCACCATTTACGAGTTGCAAGCCCGATAGGACCTTCAGTCGCAATATGGATATAATCAGGATTATATAGACTCACATTCAATTCTAATTTCTGTTGATTGATATAAGCAAGTTTGATCTCTGAATAGAATGGCATATCAATACACGGAAAATCATTAGGTGTGATAAACATCACATCTGGGATGTATTCTTTTATCTTCTTTAGTGTAGTGACAACCCCATTGACTTGAGGTTCCCAGGCATCAGTTGCTATTAATATTCTCATGTTTTTTTACATTCAGAAATGACTTTGAAACTGTCAAATTTTAATTTATATTCTAGTGATTGTCTTGCCTTGAGACATTGCTGTTCTGTCTCAAATCTAATCGAGACACGACCAGGAACGTCGCTTGGATTATTAATGTTAACCGCTAGTATCAATAGTATCCACATTATCGCTAAGTTCCCAATGGATTAATTCAAACATTCCATCTTCATGCTCAACGAGTGCTGTGCAGGATTCTACCCAGTCTCCACAGTTCATATATTCAATATAATTAATTACAGAAATATTAGCCTGATGAATATGTCCACAGATGATACCATCAACGTGTTTAATTCTAGCGTAATTCGAGAGAGAATTTTCATAGTTACCTATAAAGTTGACTGCCTCTTTTACTTTGCCTTTCGCCCACTTTGATAATGACCAATACGGTAGTCTAAAATAAGATCTAATCCAGTGTAGTGCTGTGTTAATATTAAGTAGTGCAGTATAAGCCCAATCACCGATATGAGATAGCCACTTCATATTCATAGTAACAAGATCAAACTTATCACCATGAATAACGATATATTTCTTACCAGAAACAGATTTGTAGATCATCTCATTATGAAGTTCAACAGTCCCAAAAGAATGTTCTAAGAACTGTCTCATAAACTCATCATGGTTGCCGGGAATATAATAGACTTTTGTTCCCTTACGAGCCATACGAAGTATCTTCTGAATGACTGTAGAATGTTCTTGAGGCCAGTACCAACCCTTTTGCAAGCGCCAACCATCAAATATATCACCAACAAGAAATAAATTTTCGCATTCTAAATCTTTAAAAAAGGAAAGAAGTTCGTTTGCTTTCGAACCTCTCGTGCCCAGATGTGTGTCTGAGATGAATACGCTTTTAAATTTCATGAGTGTCTCCGCTAACAATATTTATAAATATTAACGAATTTGGTAATGATTTGACTATTTTTTGTTTATGATTTGAAATATACCCAACAAAAAGGTAGGAAAACAATGTTACCAACAGATCCAAAGAAGGCAGCTCAGCTTGGTAAAGCATGGGGTGAGGTTCTTGCAGAATCAATCTTTGGTGTTGCTGATGTTCTAAGAGACGGCAAGAACATGAAGGCAGCAGCTAATTCAAAAGCAAAGCAACAGAATGCTGCTGTTGCTGCTAAGAATTCAGTGACTCGTGCAAAGAATGAGGCTAAGTTAAAAGAGCAGCAAGAAGCTGCATACATGAACATGAGCCATTCAGAGCGTGAAGCATATAAGAAGATACTACAAGAACAGCGTGTTTCTACTACAGTCAAGAAAGCACAAGATGATGAGATGATGGGTGTTGGTCATATCCTCCTTATCATCACAATAGTGCTTGCGATCTTTGGGGGAATGTTCTTTGGCGCTGTTGCTCTTGGTTTAATTCATAGGTGATATAATGATAACAGTTACAGATCTAGCACGTGATTATCTAACATCGTTTGATAAAGATATAAGAATTGAAGTTAAAGGAGGAGGATGTGCTGGCTTTAGTTATGATTATAATTTCAATAGTGATGAGCCTGACCCTCTTGATTTCATTGTTGATCTGGGATCTGACAGGAGATTGATAGTAGATAAAACTAGTTTATTGTTTGTAATAGGAACACAATTAGATTATGAAAAGAAACTTGGTTCATCTCAACTAGTATTTAAAAACCCAAATGAGAAAACATCTTGTGGGTGTGGAAAGAGTTTTAGCGTATAATGAATATGACTAACTTTGGAAGTCAAAATGATATCTGGGCTTTTGGTTATAGGTTACCTATTGAGGCGGCCATATTTCTTGGAACACTTTTTGCTTTGTTATGCGTTGCCGCACTATGTCAAGCAAACAAATGGTAATAACAATGGTAAAGAAACCAGTTCGTCATAAAAGAATATCTAAAACTATCGAGGTAATACCACCTCCTGCTCCTCCTGCTGCATCTAAGAATGTGATGGGATTAGGTGGCATTGCTATGATTCTTTTGACTAATTATCAAGCTGAAATTAAACAATCACTATCAATATTATTTGGATTCGTAAAATGAAGTACTTAGATAAGTTTATCGAGATACCTAAACTACCTTTCATCCTTAGCGGTATAATCTTTATTAGTAGTTTAATATTCTTATCAACTAACAAATATACTGCAGAGCAAGCACAGATTCAGCAACGTGCTATGGCATTTGCGTTTCTTGTAGGTAAGAGCAGCGATGAACTTACCATGTATGCAAGGTATCATGTAACAACAAAGAATCCTGTGTGGCGTGAGAAGTTTGAGGAAGTTCTAAAGATTCGTGCTGGTGAGATGCCTGACAAGAAGGGTGTTCAAAAATCTTTGGTTGAAAAAGCAAAGGAGATTGATTTTTCAAAAGAAGAACTTGATATCTATGAGAGTGCAGTCAAGCAGTCAAACATTCTTGCTGGTAGAGAAACTGAGGCATTCCAATTGATTGCTAATTTAAGATCTGGTAAAGCATACAATGCTGAGATCGATGAGGTCAAAGCGCAAGAGCTAATGTTTGGTAATGAGTATCAGAGACACAAGAATGAGATCATGGTAACGATAGCCAAGTTCCATGATACAGTAAAGAAAAGAACAGACGAAAAAATAGCGCTATCAAACACCATTGAGTGGTCTTTGGTAACGCTAATTAATTTGTGTCTATTGCTTCTTGTGATGGCACTTAAGCATAAAGAAGAACTTGAAAGAAAACCCGTTAAGCGAGTTGTTAAGAAAAAGAAACCTGTAAGACGAGTTGTCAAGAAACCTGTTGTTGTTACTTGAACTTATCTTCTCTATAGTTAATCATGTTTTCAGGCGATGCTTCTTGATAGTCATACCTATCAAACGTATCATGGTTTGTCTTGCCCAGAGGCATAGTATTGAATGAAAGGATGTGTCTTACTGCATTTGTCATAGCTAAATTATTCATTCCTGTGCTATGTTCTAACCAAGAAGGAAATATATACAAACATCCTTCTTCAAATTTAGTAGTATGACTACTTTGTATTTTTGTATGCGTTTCAGGTTTCATAGCGGGAATTATATAGTTATGGTATTTGTGAGTGTTATAAAAAATTGTTCCAGAATTGTATGATGAACCATGTAAGTAATAAACACCCGCAAGAAATGAATTGCCGTGAGTATGTCTGTGATGAGAACCATTGTTAATATGTCTTGTTGCCCATAATCCTGTCATCTGTATATTTGGCAAGAATCCTAGATCATCCATAACAGATTCTAAACTAGACATAGAAAAATCAACAAACGGTTTAAAGACATCTTCTTGATGAAGATTTGGTGCTGTGAAATTTAAAGCATTTCCAGGCGATGTATTTTTCTTATAAATTTCATCATTGCTAAGATATTGCATAAAAGAATTTTTATATTCTTTATGATCTTCAAATTTAAATTTATAGAGTGGAATAGAAAATAACTCAATACATTCCATAATTAATCATCCTATTCATTATGCAACTGCCTTCTTCACCTTGAAGTTGAAATATTTACCATCACGGTTCAACAATGCAACATCACGTGTCCAACGTTTTGCATCCTGTTCTGTAACAAAATAAACACGATCTTTGATTGTTAAACCATTAAGGTTGCCTTTGGTGAAATACTTTTCAAATTCCACAACAAATTTATAACCAGAATCAGCATAGATAGAAGACATATTCGTCACTCCTTTGTTGAACATTAATTATAATACGATATTATATTTATTTTGTCAACCAAAAATATCAAGAAGAATGATAAAAAAAATAGTGAGAATTGGTATCCAATTCATCAGTAGTAAATATCCTATGCCTTGTATCATTTGAACTGTGACTCGAATAAGTTATTGTCTTTCCCGCAGAACTTAGAACATACGAGAGGTTTACCTTCTTTAATAGAATTTAACTTCCATCTTTTTTCTAAATCATAGAAGTAATCTGTATTCATTATTTCTTTAATAGAATATTTTTTTAAATTTATTTTATCAATATCAAACATTGAAGAGTTTTTATATATCTCACCACCAATCCAACAACAAGGAAATAACAATCCTTGTGCACTAATATATATTTCTTTTAATTCTTTAACTCTACAATTAATTTCTATAGAATCAAAATATTCATTGTCTTTAACAAGCACTTTAGTATTTTCATTAAAGTGCTTTTTAGGTGGTTTAATGTTTATGTCTTTAAATTTTTCAAACCTGTAGGTTTTCTTTAATCTAAAATCTTCAAATCCTAATTGTTTTGATAATTCTCTTGCCTGTTCAATTTGGTGTTCATTGTGTTCAAAAACTATAAAGTCCCATCTTGCTTTTCCTCCATGATCAATGAAAGTTTTAGCTGAAGATATTACACGGTCCCAATTGACACCTACTCTATAGATATGATTTGTATCTTCTAATCCATCAATGCCAAAAACAATATAAGAATGCCCATCATCTAAAAGGCTTGCTAAGTCAATCCAAAAATCTGAATTTCTAGCACCTGCATTTGTATTGATGCTTATTTGAATTTTTGGATTTGTATATTTAAAATATTCTACAATCTCAATGCAATCTTTAGCAACAATAGGTTCGCCAAAATTTCCACATAATGTTATATTTTTTAATTCTTTGATAAATTCTTTTGGAAAAATGTTTTTAATATCTTGTATTGAAAGTTCAGAATTTGTTAACAGTTTATTTCCTGTCCTAATACACATAGGACAGGATGCTTGGCATTTTTCTGTCAATTCAAGATGAATAGATTTTATTTCTTCATACTTATACATTACAATTCCTGGTGGGGGCGGTAGGACTCGAACCTACACTCAGACCGTTATGAGCGGCCGGCTTCACCTTTAAGCTACGCCCCCTTCTAGGAGATACACACCAACGCCGTCATAATCTTCACCTTCAATGATATGGGGGAAACTATTCATAACTTCGGTGTGCGACCAATCTTCTTTGATATGTTTCTCATACGGATTTTCATACAATGCATCTTGTTTCCAATGCACTACAGGAATACTGATTGCTGCATATCTAGAAACTTCAAGAACCTTAGCGACAACTTCTTGTGCTTCTTCCTTTGTCATATGCTCTAAAACATCACCCATGAAAGTAAGATCTACAGGAGCAACTTTACTGTAGTCAAAAGTCCTAATATCTTCTACAAAGACCTCATCATACATCTCATGTAATTTAAATTCTTCGATATATGGTTCCCATACCTCAACAGCAATCCAGTGACTATCCTTGAGGGCTGTTGTATACTTATCAGTCAAAAGAATATGATACGTCCCCATGCCAGCGCCAAGATCTAAGATCCTCTCTCGAGGAAGTTGCAACCTGTCAATCCACTTTGCAATGACTTTCTTGTTTGCCCATCTACTGTGCGGCATTAAAATGGCACCTCATATATCTCTCCTAGTTGCATACGGCGTTCAAGTGAGTTGATGTCTTCTTTGAGAATAAGTTTCTTGATTTGATCATTATCCCATTCTGCTTCATAATACTGCTTCAACAAACCATTGAGTTTGTCCTGCAGTGATGGGAATGGTTTAGGATTACGCTCATAGTATTCAGACATATCATTCTCACAAATTGTTGGTGCGCTCGGTGGGATTCGAACCCACAACAAACAGATTTTAAGTCTGTTACCTCTGCCAGTTGGATCACGAGCGCAATTGTTTATTTATTCACTTAATCTTATCCTTCAAGAGAGAATCAATAATTGCTTTGTGATCTAACAGCGCAAGACGCAACTGGTCGTTGTCCTTTTCAATACGTGCTTGCTTTGTGCGGTATTGTATTGTTAGAATCTCACGGGACAAGAATGCATCATATGGAAGAAGAAACAACAAACAAACAGGCCACAAAGAAATCATGGCACCAAAGAATCCTACAAGGAATATCTGTGTTTCTCGGTCGTATGCTATGTGAAGCCAACTCATTTCATATCCTCGACTATCTGTCTATATCCTGCCTGTGATGGGTGTATGCCATCCTTACTCAAGTTTTTAATATAGATTATTTTGTCATTATTTGCAACCGCTATTTTCAAGACGATCCTTTGAATCTCAGGTTTGATTGCTGGCATAATCCAATAGACGTGCTTTGCATTGACCTTAGCACGAGTCGCTTTGAGTTCTTTTTCTGTGTTAACACCTGAGTGGTCATTTGACCCAAGACTAATGATTGCATGCTTATACTCCTGCATATCAACTGCGGGACGAGACGCATAGTCCTTGTTCCATTGCCAGGTGTTGATGCCGCCCTTTGCAAGAGAGATGCATTGCTGCAGGACAGACGAGGTCCCAACAGCAATGCTATCTCCTAGGATAAGACAATCCATCATGCCGCTTCCTCAAAGAAACTTTCTAAAGAAGCACCAGGTTGTGGTTTATTAGGATTGTTGAATACGGGTTTCTTATAGATTTTCAATCGAATCTTTTCTTGATAATGAATTCGGTTTTCTGTGCTTGAAGACCACTCAAGATTTGACGGATGATAGTTCATTCTATTAGAATCTAAATGATTGATTTGCATTTCTTTAAAGATATAATCTTTGATATTCTGTGGAGTATTATCCCAATCTTCTTGAGATACTTCTGCAGGTTTTAAAAAAGGAATGAATGTTTCTGCTACAATTCTATGAACTGCAACACCTCTAGGTTTACGTAATCCACTACTGTAATCCTGCAACTTAACTCGTGGATAACGTTTTGACTCATCATACGAATAAGTCATCTTTTCACCAAAAGGCCAAACTTTGGTACTATAAATTTGACCCGCATTATCAATGTAGTAATCTTCTAAGACATTACTTTGATATACACAAGGAACAACATTGTGTATCTTATGTTGTTCCTTGATCATTTCTATTGTATTTGGTTGCATTATAATATTCCTGTGTATTGTGTGTAAGTTGACATTGTATTGATTATGTCATTTTATCAATACAATGTCAACCATGAAGTTATGCGACCATAAACTCTTTGCTCTTTCTGCCAGGAGTCGCATAATCTTTAAATATTTTTGTCTTATATGTATGGCAACATCCACACAATGTCTGCAGATTTTTTGGACGATTATCCCACGGTTTTCCATTTATGTGATCTACTTCTAATTGATCGTTAATCATAATAGTCGTGGTGCATGAAAAACCTAGACGACCATCTAAGTTTTCACAATAATCCTTACGATATTTCCTATAAGGATGTGTTGAGTTTTTCCAATCTGCTACAGTATCAAAACCTGCTTTTTCTGCTGCTATTTGATTATTATATGCAAGATATTCTGCATACGTATCAAATCCTGCATTTAATGCAGTTTGACGCTGAATGTGTTTTGTATATTCTTTCCCAGACGAAAACCCTGCATTTTTTGCAAGAACATCTGTAAAATCAACCACGCCGTGTTTCTTTGCAACTTTTGCTCTGTAACATGTTGAACATTCAGAACGATACCTAGGACTTCCGTCCTTGTAAAGTTTACCTGCAATTTGCTTTGGTTTGACTTCGCATGTGATGCACCGAGGACGATCATCCGGGTGCGGGATCATTGGATTAACGCCATACGCCATTGATGTTAAGCACATATCAAATATCCTGTGTGTTGTGTGATATTTATTATATTAAGATTTTTTAATTATATTGTCAACCGTTTATTTTATTCTGTCTGTAGTTGTATCTTCATCTGTTCTACTAATACAGTCATCTCACGAATTCTTATTTCTAAACTATGTATCAAAGCAAAATTCATAGTGACTAGTTTTTTATTCTGTTGTTGAAGATCAGCAAATTGCTGATCTCTATTGTAGTCGTGTATAGCATCATTATCAGTCACTTGCGGTCACCCATGATATGTAGGAGGCTAGTAAAGATATTGACAAAGTCAAGATACAAGTTGAGAGCACCCATCACTCCTGCCTTCTCCTGTTCTTCACCGTATGATGAACCATAGTTGTCTTTGATCTGCTGCATGTCATACGCAGTGAATCCGACAAAGATCACCACACCTAAGATGCTACAAACCATCTGAACTGCTGAGCTCTGCAGAAAGATATTGACAAGACCTGCCAATACAATCCCAATTAATCCCATCATCAGGAGAGAGCCCATCTTACTAAGGTCACGCTTGGTGGTATATCCCCACAGCGCTGTGGTTCCAAAGGTTGCTGCACTGATAAAGAACACTTGGGCAATAGACGCCATCGTATACACAGCAAAGATGCTGCTGAGGCTCAATCCCATCAATCCAGCAAACACCGCAAGACAAACCTTCGCTGTGTGAGCTCTCATCCCATCTAGCATGTAGCTCATACCAAGTGCCATTCCTAGAGGAGCAAGGATCACTAACCATTTGATTGGGCTTCCCCAGATAGCAGCCATGATCTCAGGGCTGATCCCCACACCATAGGCAATCATACCGCTGATACCTAGCGCCATAGTCATATAGTTAAACACGGAGAGTAGATACGACCTGAGGCCAGCATCATACTCCGCATACGAACTCGTCTCAGTACTAATCCATGGATTATTCATATCGTCTACTCCGTTCCCGTTGATTTACCTGTATACTCATTCAGTCACCACTCGTTTCCATTCACCGCCATAGGACTTTAACCAAAGATTGCCATCTTCGCCAACAGCCATCGAAACCATTTTGGTTGGATCAGTGGTTGCCCAACCATCTAGTGTTAAGAAATTGCCAGAATTGCCATGAGCAATTTTTCTTGTCTCTTTTTTGGTTGCCGACAACATAAAAGAAGTTTGTTGGTCATGAGGCTCACCTTCAGGTTTTGGTTTTGCAATTGCATTGACTGCAATAAAAGGTGAGAGTGCAAATGCTGCAAATAATCCACGTCTATTCATCGTATCATTCCTCTACTTGTTTATAATGTTCAAGAGATTTGTATGGCCTGGTAGTTACCCTAAGAACAACAATCGTACCATCTGGTTTGTCTGATACATTCGTATGTATTTGATTATATGTTAAGAGGTCAACATCATTGTCGATCACAGCCGCCTCGCCGATAAGTTGTGCTAGCTCATAAATTTTATCTTCAATAGCTTTTCGTTTATTAGTCATCACTCTACTCCCACTTCATATTGATCCAATCGGTGTCCTCAGGCATCAACAACGCATGTTCCTGATGTTCTTCTTTCAAATGATTATATATCCCAGCCATCGGCATCTTTAGCATGTAGGTTTCTGGATGACACCAATATTCTGATCCTGTGTGTCCATGGAACACAAAGTATTCTTCGTCTTTCCAGTCAACCTTCTTCTCGACTCGAGTGATCCCACTGTTCAGGCGCCAAGCACTGCCGCCTAGATACCCACCAGACCACCCGGCAAGGACCTTGTAGCCCTCTGGCAACTTCAGCACGACCCAGCAGTCAGGTTGGTAGTAACTCATCACTCACTCTCCTCGATCTGATCATATGCTTTCTTCAGGATCTTATGGATGGTGTCAACTGCATCACGGAATTCTAGATACTCATCAACCCGTATATCGACTATCTGCGGTTTCTCTGTCCATCCCCATTCTTCCCAGGCATAGTTTTCTAGTAACTTTGCATCTATCAAGTTAGGGCTATCACCGATGCCACTAGGAATTTCACCATCATCACCAATCACATTGTAATCATCTATATATACTTTCATCACTTACCCCCTGTTGCTTTAGCGATTACGGCTTCTGCCTTGGCGATATCATTTACCGACAACTGGTCATGCCAACGCACCATGTGTTTCAACATTTCTACCAACTCAGCGTTTTGCTCCTGCAACTGTTCAATCTCGGCGATCTGACTCATCACATACTCCCATTCATTTTATATAAGAAAAACATTACAGAAGAGACACCAGCAACCCAGGCAAGAGCCTGGATCGCCTGTAGCAAATTTGGACCTATCTCGATCATGCTGCCTCTGCAAATTCTACTGCCTTTTCCAAAGCAACCAACTTACGCTTGCGATTGTCACCATACCAAGCACTCTGCAGACGAGTTTCCTGTGAGTGACCGAGAACGTGGTCGACAACATAGGTAGTCGCATTGAATGCCTGCCAGAAAGAATTCTTACCGAATTCTGCACCAGGTTGAGTTTCGAGAACCTCAAAGGCCTGAGTCGCAGGACGAGACATGATTGAGTTGTCTTTCTTGGTCAAAGAAGGAAACACTTCCTTAAGATACTCAACGACTGATTCTGTTGTGTATGTCTTGGATGCCAAGAACTCTGCCATATCCTTGTAGGTGCCGAGTTTCTTAGAAGCAACACCAAGGGTCTGCTTTACTAGTTCGGGATTGAAAGCAGAACGATGATTGAGGCGAACCATAAGATCAGACTTACCCGCAAGAGAAAGGGTAAGAGTGTTGTTGCAAACAACACGGATAGGGGTAAAGCGAATATCAATGCAACGACCATACTCATGAGGATTAGAGAAGAGAAGGTAAGAATCAATTTTGTCGCCTCCTAAAATCTCGAAGGAATCTTTCACCTTTGCGAGAGCCCAAACATTTTTGCCCTGCTTGAGCGAACCAGCAGTGTGCATTTCCATGTCACCTTCCATCACAAAGTCATTGAAGAACTCAAATGCTTGGTGATTCTGACAAGGTTTCCAGTCATCAGAAACCATAGACAGGATAGAATTATCTGACGAGCGAACCAGTGCCTGTTGACCAGTTACGATCTGCTCGCCATTGATATTGACGAAAGAGGGCATCTTGTCGACTGTCCAGTCAAGACCTGCTTTGACCAACATCTGATCAGGAGTCAAGTCATTGTGAACTGGAACACCTAGACCATGCCAAGGCGTTTCACCTGCATATGCCATTGTTTCTACTTCATGTGCCATTGTATTAATCCTTTTGTATGTGTGTTGTTGATTATTTGATATTAGATTATTTTAATAAAAGTGTCAACCATTATTTTAAAAAGATTCGACACTAAGAACTTGATTGAAGTGAACGAAGTAACTCGAGCGACCAGCAGGTCCACGGAGATCTTCTTTTGTGTAGAAGGTTCTAACGTCAAAGCCTTCATAGTGCATGGTCTTATATCTGCCACGACCTTCATTGAACTTGTTGCGATAGATACGACCCACTCGGCCATACTCAGTGCCGTATTTTTTGCTTTCCGAAAGAATAACGATAGAACCTGGACGGACGTCCTCAGCAGTAATTTTGATCTTCTTCATAGTCATTTCCTCTTAGTTAGAAGTGTAATCTGTGCGGAGAATCTTGAAGTCAAACTTATGAACTTCGCTCGGATCGAGCATCAGGAAGCATGTCCGGGCAAGGTCCGTCGCTGCTTCTGGGTTGATAGCACGGAAAGTTTCAATGCATTGGAGCGAACCATTTTCGTAGGTCCCGATAACGAAAGTAAACTTTTGCATTTGTATCTCCTTTAATTCATCCTATAATTAAATATAAGATAATTTAATAAAAGTGTCAACCATTATTTTAAAGAATAATTTGACCATTGCAGAAAAGTTTCGTAATCCGTTCCCACGCAAGGCAATGCTCGACCAAGGAGTGAAAAGTTCCTGCTTTGAGGACTTTGCCAGTCGCTTTGTGTTTTGCAATCCAGTTGTTGGACCGATAGATTCTCCACTCAGTTTCAATCTGCTTGAGTTTTTCGTCTGAGACATTATCCATTTGTATCTCCTTATTTCATTCTATAATTGAATATAAGATCTTTTTAAAATAATGTCAAGCGAAAAAAACGGTTGATTTCTTAAAAAAATTGTGCTATGTTAACAACATGATAAATAACAAAAAGGAACCAATATGCTACCATTCAGACAGTATCTAGAAGAAAAAACTTCTACCCTACACGTCTTCGACATTGACGATACGCTAGTTCATTCGACTGCTAAAGTTCATGTGAAAGATCAGCATGGGAATACTGTAAAGAAACTTTCTGCTTCTGATTACAATACGCATAAACTTGCATCTGGTCATCATTATGACTACAGAGAGTTTAAATCAGCGGATGTATTTCACAAGACATCTCGTCCTATACATAGCATGATCAAAACAATCAATGCTGCTCATGCGACTGTTAGGAAGAATCCAAAGAACAGAACGGTAATCAATACTGCAAGATCTGACTTTGATAATAAAGATAAGTTCCTGCATACTCTGAAGTCACACGGGATCCATCACATTGATAAGATTCATGTGCATAGAGCAGGTAATGTGCCAGGTGAAGGATCACCAGCACACAAGAAACTTACTTTCATCAGACAGCATCTTGCAAAGCATCCATACACTCATGTGAGGATGTATGATGATTCTCATGAGAATTTACACGCTTTCTTAGGATTAAAACATGAATATCCGCATGTCCGTTTCCATGCCTACCACGTTGGTCATCAAGGTAAGATGTCTAAATTTACTGGTTGACAATTTTATTAAATGATCTTATACTTAGTATATGATCGGAGATAAGGAAATGAAACAGCGTTCAGTTACTGCTAAGGCGTTAGCAGATTCAAAATACCGCCAGCGCATTGTCCTTGCTAAAAAGGGCAAAGGGTCTTATTCACGTAAAGGCAAAAAGTCATGCGTAAAGTAATTATAGGTCTTGCTGCAGCGATTGTTGTTTTCGGTGCTTGTTCTGCAGAAGCACAGCATCGCCATCACGGTGGCGGCGGTCGAGGTTATAATGGCGGCGGGCATCATCATCAGCGCTCAGGCAACGGATGGGTTGCACCTTTAGTCGGAGGTTTGGTCCTCGGCGGAGTGTTGTATGGTTTGAGTCAACCTTCATATGCACCACCTCCTCCTATGTATATTGAGCAACCACGCCATCGCAGATGCTGGGTCGAACCAGTGTTCGATAGATATACTCAACAGTATCTAGGTGAACAGAGAGTTTGCCAGGGTTATTAAAAAAAGCGCCTCACGGCGCTTTTTTATTAGTTTCTATTACCAATTGTATATTTAGTGACTAGATTCCATTTTGATTTTTCTTTGAATGGTATGATCTTAACTTGGTTGAGAGGAATTATGTTTGATTCTACTCTGCTGTAATCAATAACTTCAACTAGTTCCCATTCATCTAGCAATGCTACAATCCTATTGCGTCTGCCAAGATCGCCTTCAGAAAGTGTTGCTTCTTTACCATCAAGTAAAAATAGTTCCTTGAAGTGGACGATATAGTATTTGCCCTGCTTGTGCAGGATATGGCAGGATTGATATAAGGTATTGTCTTTCTTAGATGCAATACCGATTCTAGATAGTGTTTCTTTTACTTTTAAGAAATCTTCTGAATTATATAACCTCACCTCTATCAGTTGATTTAGATCGAAGCTCATTACTATTCCCACCTTTTATTATTTTTATTTTTATAAGGTTGAGTTGTTCTTTTGTGAGCACACTGAGATATTCCTGTGCTTTAAGATGACCAACATTATAATATTCCATCACCGCTTTCATGTCACTAGAATCTTCACTTTTCTTGTGCCATTTTGAAAAGCGTTTACCGGGTCTGATATTATTTATGTAATAAGCGTTTTGCATTTCATTGGGTAGAAATGAACGCATATTCATCTCATTTGCATGTAGAATACAATCCATATAGAATGAAAACCCACGGTTAATCTGCCATGAATTGTATTCTTTTGCTGCGAGTGATGGGTTATCGGATTCACGGATAAGATCTCGCTTTGTCTTTCCGTTAATGGCATTGATAAAATCAAAGGGACTCATCAGCAATCTCCTCAGGTGCTTTAGCATAGGTTTCAAATTCAGAAATGCATTTCTGACAAAGACGCATAGTGATCAACCTATGAATGTTTGGATTCTTTGTGTCGATTGTAAACTTCGCATGGAGGTGATATGTATCAGGTGTGATTGTTACATCACACCCCTTACACGTTCTAGTTTGAGTTGATTTTTCCCAGACACTTGTATGCATCAGACGAACTCAATATCAATCATAATCTGAGTCAGCGCTGCTGCTAGATTGATTTCTGGGTTTGCGACAAATGCTGCTTTGTATTGATAATCTGCCATGATCACAACAAGCAAACCACGACTTGAAGGTTTCACATAGTCATAGATCTGATCATACAGTTTAGCAAATATCTCATCAATTGTTAAGTCACCATTATCCACGATCCACTTACGCATCTCCTGCCATTCTTTCTTCTTAAGAATAGAAATCAATGCCGCAAATGTTTCTGCTGGCATGTTAGCAAAGATACCTGTGTCTATTTGTCCATTGACGGAATATCTTTGTAGTTCATTAAGAACCCGACGCCAATCAGGCATGTACTTAGAAACAAGAGTGCCAACAACAGTTTTATCATAGGTGACTCCTTCGGTATCAAGAATATTTATGACACGCTTGAAGAATTGAGCAGCAAGTTTGGGTTGTTCTGACTTTGCAATCTTGAACTCGATAGGAACACATCTTGAATGGATTGGTTCAATAATCTTATTCTTGAGATTACATGTAAGGATGAATCCACAATTAGAAGAGAATTCTTCCATGAAGTTACGAAGTGCTGGTTGCACTCGCCAGTCAAGATAATCTGCTTCATCAATGATAACATACTTACGCCCACCTGCAAAAGAAACAGATGTTGCAAATGCAGTGATATCTGTTCTCAACGTCTCGATATTAACATTGAGCGATCCGTTGAGAACGATATAGTCAGAACCCAATTCTTCAAGCATCGCTCGAGCGACTGTTGTTTTACCAACACCCGCCGAGCCTGCAAGAATGAGATTAGGAACATCTTTTTGGTCAACATAACCTTGGAATGCTGCTTTCAAATCAGCAGGTAGAATTGTATCCGCAACCTTTTGTGGACGATACTTTTGTGACCATAAGAATTCCTCACGCATTATTATTCTCCAAACTTCGAATCTTTTTCCGCAGCAATATAGTAAACATTCACGCCAGATGCTGAAGTGAACTTGGATATCAATTTACTAGATATTTTAACATTATAATTGGAAGAAATCAACTTAATAATGTTGTCTGCTTTAAAAATCATGTTGAAGGTTAGATCAGTAGTAGTAACATCAACACTATATTGATCAGAAGTAATGTCTTTAGCATTTGTAGCAGCAATAGAAATCTTACCATCCTTTCCAATGATAGAGATTTCTGGCAACTGCAAGACGCTTCCTGCACGAATAACTTTCTGCAGATCTTCTTGCTTGACTTCGAATTCAATCTCTGCAGATGGGAAATTTAATTCCTTTTCTGGAGGAGCAATGATCATTGATGGATCAGCACAGGTATAACTCAATTGCTGGTTGTCTGAGTTGATAGTGATCTTCTTATCAGAAAACTTCAACTCAGGTTCATTGAACAATGATACAACACCCAAGAACTTATTCAGTTCATAGATTGCAAACTGTTGCGGAAAATTCTCCGCAATAGTTGCACGAGCAAAGATAGATTTTTGTGGTGAACATGTAGAAAGTATGCTTCCTTCACGGATAAGAATAGAAGGATTGATTGTCGCATAGTTTTTCAGAATGTCTACGGTATTTGCACTCAATTTCATAATATATAACCTTTTTTCACGAGATGATTTTTTTCATTTCTTCATCTGATATTCCACGACGAAGAGTATAGGAATTCGTTATGCGAATCCTATCTTGAGTAAATGTGACGATTGCACCCGTTGAAAGCGCAACCG